GGAATCTCCAGTTAAACCCGCGACGTTGCGGTAGAAGAATTCTAACACAGAGTTAGATTCTCAGGTCAAGTCTTTTTTTCAATTATTTTTGTAGGTGGTTTCCCTACCCCGTTACTGACCCGATTAGTACTACGTCTGTTTTCAGCAATCAATGTCCATGAAGACATTTCGTAGGGTGACGTTGAGTGCGTCGTTCTCGTCCATCTTGGCAATGGCCCACGCTCTCTTCTGCCCGTGCCAGCCCATCATGGAGCCTTGATGGCAGGACTTGCACAGGGCCACCACGGTGAAGTGGTTCCCTTGCTTGATGTGGTGGGCGTCAGACGGTGCGGGTGCCTCGCACACTGAGCATGGTTGTTCTTTGACCTTCTGAACCCACATGCGCTCGACAGCGTTCATCTTGCTGTTCATGCCACCGCCTTGTCCATGACCCTGTTGGAGGCCTCATTTGACCGCCAGACGTCGATTCTGGCCTGCGCTGATACCAACCCCCACCTGAGTTCTTCTTCGCGCTCCACAGCGGCCTGTAGGCCTTTGAGAACTTCGATGTAGGCTGAGTCAGCATAGGCCTCCACTTCTGCGGCGGCGGCAGTCTTTGCGCGGCCATCAGCCAAGGCCTTTTTCATGAGCATGGCCTTTTGACTTTTTCGGTATTCCTCGAGGTACACGCGATGTCCTTTGGCCTCGGCGTACTTGGCACCATGGGTGTACAGGTAGTCCACGGCGGCGTTGATGTCTTTTTGGTTCATGTGTTCTTCTCCTTGAGTTTGGCTTCGATTTCTCTTGCAGTTGCAAGATCATGCTTACCAGCGCCTTGGTAAATCATGTCAATCTCATCATCCGTCAGCCCCTGCCATTCACGCTTGGGTGTGGATGTGTAGACATACGCCCCATCGTCAGGTTTGTTAAACCACATCACCTGACCGCGACCATAGATTACTTCGCACAATTGACCCACAGGCTCTGGCTCTGGTTGTTCCAATGCGGCTTTGATGGCGGTGATGGCGTCATTATTCTTATCCCACACTTCTTTGGGTGCGTCTGATTCAAGCCATGCCCTGTCTTGTGCCAACGCCTCCAACGCCAGCCTCAATGCTTCGTCTTTCATATCAACCCCCTCATTTCCCAACCCAACAAAAAGTATTTCCATCGAGTGTGAACAGACCCAAGGATGTACGTTCCCTTTTCGTTTTTTTCCAACTCTTTATCTGAATATCCACTGCCCCGCATCAGGGCTTCAAAGGATTGTCTTGGGTCTTTCATGATCCGTACCTTGCAATCAGTGCGGCGTCAGCCAATGCTTGGCCTTCACCCTTTTTATCGAGCACGCGCCACTCAGGCCACATCTGGATGGCCAGCGACCGGGCGGCGTCTTTGTCTTTGTTCAGCAGTCCCACATGCTTTTTCCAAGCCTGAGGGGTCACCAGCCTCACTGGTATTTCCAATGCCCCCAGAACACCCCTAATCGTGCCTGTGGCGTGTCCAAACGTGAACATCGATGTCACCCCCTGACCGGGCATTGCGTTGACGTTCTCGACAAACGCCACATCGATCTTGGTGTTGCGCCAGATCGCGGCCAGCGCGGTGCCGTTGATGCGTTTACTGCTCCCCTCCACCACAGTGGGCATGGTGCCCCATTCGATGGGTACGTTGTTTTCCAGCACCACGAAGGCACCGGACAGGCCCGGGTCAATTCCGAGAATGTTCATTTTGATCCTTTCAGTTGGAAATAATCACAGCGTTGCAGAATGAACCGCAGTGGCATCTGCGGCTTTCCCAGTTTGTCTTTCATCTTCATGCACACGCGACCGACATAGTTCTGGCACTCAAAGCACACACGGCGGTCGTCGTGGCCATCGCGGTCGCGCTCGAACATCTGGTCTGCAAGGTCATAGGCACCCTCTTCGCATAGACCCTCTTGCATGAATGTCTCGACCCGGCGCTTGTACCGAGCAAAGGCTTTTTCCATTTCTTCTTCGGTCATCTTTTCCTCACAATCTTGGCCACCTTGGTCTCGGCCTTGCGATGTGCGGCAATCATGGTTCTGGCCGGTAACTGGGCCATGACCTCAGCGTAGTCTTCCAGCACCGCACGCAGGTCTTTGATGGCCATGCCGTCGAGTCTGATGCCCTTACCCTCCATGGCACGCGCTCCGGCCTTGCCAAGGGCTTCTATGGCGTCGTCCAGCAAGTTGTCGGGGTCTTGCACCACCCCCATGTCGCGCAAGGCCTCCATGAGCATTACAGCGTCGTTGACGTGCTCCCAGTCCTGAATGGTCGGCTCGGGTGCCTGCTCGAGGTTGTGCATGGCCGTGAGCATGCGGGTGAGTTGATAGTTGCGCTTTTTCTCGGCCAGCGGCTCGGTGGGGCTGGCCATCAAGACATCCATCATGGAATATGTCGGCATGTCGTCTCACAGATTGTTTTGGCCGATGTCTTCGATGTAACGCAACCAGCGTTGGACATCGGCAACTGAAATCCAGTCGCCGCGAGAACCATCGGCCTGCGGCTGGAACTTGGGACTGCAAAGATGCTCACGGAACTCTTGGATGCGATCAGCGCGGCGCAGGTGCTGGTCGTTGAGTTCGACGATCTCGTTTTGAAGTTGATGGATGTAATTCACGGAGACTCTCCTTAGCCCACAACAGCGTGGTGGGAGAATTCTAACACGGAATTAGATTCTGTCGTCAACTATCGTGATGGTAGAGGTTTCCCTATCAATCTGCATCTGGCCATCACAGACCATGTTCCAGTCCTCTGAGCAACACTCTTTTTCGCTCCGGCAGGGCACGTTGATCACCACGTGCTTGGCCAAGTATTCTTTCTTCCCGGCAAACACCCGCCAGACATGATCGACAGTCCCGCGACCGGGCTGGCCACGGGATTTGTTGAATCGGATTCTGAATTTCACACCACCTCCACACCGGTGTCTTCTTGAATCGGATTCGGGTTTGGAGCCACATTCAGGTTCATGTGCACAAACCGCACAGACTCTTTGCTGAAGTTTTTGGTGAACGAATGGGGCACCCAAGCATTGACAAAGATCATGGCACCCGGCTCGGGCGTGAACACGATCTGATGCGACCCTTGGGTGATGGCATTGGGATCAGTCTCGGGCAGGTTGATGATGACCTTGCCCGGGCGCGGATCGTGGATCACCAACTTGCATCCGCTCTTGGGGGCGTCCAGAAAATAGAACACGCTGATCTGGGCACCACGGCCATGGACATGGGTCTCCATCGACGACAGGTAGTTGTGCTCTTGCGTCCACATCTCGGTGAAATAGGTCACAAGGTTTTTCATGTCAAAACCCTGCGACGACAAGATGTTCCAAGCGGTCTGGGAAATGTACTGCGCGAACTCGGCCATCTCAGGCTCGTGCATGTAACTGGCCGACATCAGGACGATGGGATTCTTGCTTTTTTTGCGTTGTCTCGAGGCCTCAAGGTAGCGGCCAGACACCGCACGCACAGGCTCCAAAAACTCCGGCTTACGCACCGTGTACACGGGGGTAGCGAAGTAGTGCGTCTCGATCAACTTGTCCATCTTCTCTCCAGTTTGTTGGCCGCAACAGTCTAACACGAGGTTTGAGTCACCCCTTTTGACTTCTATCAATCCTTTCACCCAAAGACCCCCCTACCCCACAGCGTAGGGTAGAGAGGGAAGGTGCTTCACCCCTGTCAGAGCAGGATCATCATGCGACGGGTTGGATACCGTCTGCCCCTCGGCTTGATGATTCGACCAGCCGCACGGATTATTCGGGAACTGCCCCCTAGCCTTGCGGCATACCGTGTACGCTTTCCTTCCGCGCCACCACGACTGGGGTGCTTACTATCGTGCGGAGTACGGCCAGACGTAGAAAACAAAAAAGCCGTTAAGACAGACCCCGGTGGAAACGCAATTCTCTTTTGGAGAGTTGGGCACCCCATTCGGGGTCGGAGTCTGACTTAACGGCTTTCATGCAGGTTTCCACACCCAGCATTTGTGCGAATTTTATCGGGTCTCGCAAAACCCTGTCAACAAGTTGTTGGTGGGCCGTTTATCGACCTCACTGGCTCCGACGGCTCACGGACTCATGGAGGCTTCTTCTTACACCAACACGGCTGGGGACTGTTTGTTGTGGGCGACATTGCAAATAGCCCCAATCCCCATGCGTCTTGGCTCCGGGTCGTCTTCCCCCGGACACTTTGTCCCGAATCACACGGGCTTGGCCTACTCCACCACCTAAATGATTACAGACCTCCGACACTCAAGAGTATACCGAAGCCCTCCCGCGACACTCCATGATTTTGGCCACGACAGCGAACAGACCCTTCTTTGCGTGCAGGTCGTTGGCATCCCAGCCCACCTCATCGGCCATTGTCCATGGCAGGCCTGTCGCCTGCGCTGACTTCTCGCCGGTCTTGCTCTCATCGTTGTCGGCAAAAACAAACCGCCTGCCGGGCACCTGATCGGCCACCTGAATCATGTTC